AGCCGTTTGGTTTTGTAAGTATTTTACTCCAGTTTGTACCGCTTCGTTGTTTGTAGTTAGTGAGCGTAAACCGGCGCGTAATGGCGATTGTCCGTATAAATGTGATCCAGTTCCGTCATAGTATGGGTTGAAGTCTTTTATGTGGCAAATCTCAGAAGCATCAATATACTTTGTGCCGTTATAATCTAATTTATACTGTGATATCGGATTCATTAATCCGTTAGATATAATCTCCATATTTTGACTAGGCATCACATACAACTCGCTAAACTTTCCTAAATTATCTCCAGTTTCCGGCCCAATACCATAGATATACCTATTACCGGTTAATTTACCGAATGCGATAATTTCAGTAAGCCAGGAGCTGTAAGATTGTGCTGGGTTTGGCCGTTCTAATAATTTATGTAACTCAGTATTTTGCAATTCTATTAATGCGCTCTTTTGCAACATTGCCGCTTTTCTTATGGATGCTGAATCCATAAATCCTGACGTTAGCGCTTTATACCTTTTATAATCGTTTTCGTTTGTCTTTTCATATACTTGTAGTGGAATTGTTGTCGCGGCCTTAGTTATTAGATTTATTATAGAATAAATTGTCGCGTTTTTTCTATATCCCTCAGTAATATAAGACTCATCATTTTCAGCATTCCAAACAATTGAATTACCTATAAAGCTATAAATAGCTTTGTTGTATTCCTCGTTAGTATTTTGATTTTTGTTTAAACGCTTGAATCTATCGAAAAAAGATGCCATATTTTAAGTAAGTAAATTTTCGTAAAAATACAAAATTTAAACAACAAAGAAATTATTTATTAAGTTTCGCTCAATCGCGTATGATGTACAATCGATATGCTCGTCGTGTTTAGCGTTTGGAAATGTACTTACTTGCTGTAAAAATGCTTCGTTCCAATTGTCTTTAACTAGATAAACTCTACCACCCTCAATAAATGGCGAGGATGCCCTAGCTCGTTCAATTTTAGAGTATCTAACAAAGTTTGTAGTAAGTTCTGAAATATTGTATCTCGTTTCGCGCCTTAACAATTGTACTAACGATTTACCCGATGCTTTAGGCTCTACTAATATTTGAGATACTGGCACACCGCAAGATTGCACAAACGACGTTATAAAGTTTTTTAACTCCGGCATCTCTAAGTATTTATCTATACTTTTGAAAATATATAGATTATCGCCACTTTTACCGCTTATTTGTATTCCAGTCGGATCATTGCGCGTGTCCTTTGTGTAAGCTCCATCGATATACATTTCGTAAACAATATCGTTAGGTAATTCGGCACGATTAACAATATTAAACCAATCCTTTCGCCACTCTCCACCTTCAGGAGGTGATGGAAGTTGTAAGTACTGACCACTAAAAGTATATCTATCCGCCTGGCGTATTGCTTCAAGTTCATCAAACGAATGCTTTTCAGGCCATAAAGCTTTATTATCGTCATCTAATGCCGACAGCTTTAAATGATGCCACTGTTCGCCGCTACCACCATCTAACAAATAGCCGCTTAAATCTTCTTCGTGTAATCGCTGCATAATTACGATAATTGGTACATCTCTATCGTTTACCCTGGATCGTATTGTAGTATTGTATCGATTGTTTATAAAAGAGCGCCTAACGTCTGAGAGAGCGTCATCCGGTTTTAGTGGATCATCTATAATAATAGCGCCACCACTACCAGCACCAAAACCAGTAATTGCACCACCTGAAGAGGTAGCATAAACTCCACCTCCATCTGTTGTGTACCATTTTTTCTGACTTTGAGAGTCTTTTTTTAGTTTTATATCCCACAAACGAGTAAAAGCATCTGAGTTAATATACTCCTTTGTCATTGAGCTATTATCTAGGGCCAACGAATCCGAATAGGATAAATGGATAAACTTTGCAGCTGGGTTTTTTGCCAAACTCCAGGCGATATACATTTTAACGGCTAGCTCAGTTTTTCCGTATCTAGGCGGTATATTTATTATAAGACGCTTTATTTCGCCTTTATGTACTTTGTGAAGCGTATCGGCTAGTGTTTCGTGAAATTTTGCTACTTGAAATTTGTTTCCGGTATTTTCTTTAAAAATATAGCGCGTAAAAAACAAAAGAGAATCCTCACATTTTTGTTTAATTATACCGCTAATACTCATTATTTAAAATATTGTCTATTTTTTTCTGTGCTTCTGTAGATAGTTTACTCGTGCTTATGTCGGCAGTCATTTCAACTTCCTTACGCTCTATGTATCCTCTTTTTTTACCTTTTGTCTTTAAATAAAAAATAGTAGCTGTAGTGTTGCCCTCTTTAATTTGCTTATGCAATTGACTTTCTGCAAAGTCTAAAGCTACGTTTTCGATTTCTTTAACTCCCTTTAAAAAAACATCGTCCTCTTTTATCCATTTGTAGTATGTGCTTCTTGGTATATCTGCCAACTTACAAGCTATTGAAGCAACTCCTAAACTTTGTTCTAATGCTGCTAATAGTGATTCTTTTTTTATGTGTCTACTTTTGTTTATTTTTTTTGTCATAAAGCAAAGTTAAACAAACTATCATAAATAGAAAAACCGAGTCAGTTTTTGGAACAGGACTCGGCTTAAATATCTGTTTTAAACCATAAAACAAATTAAATATTTTGAAATGTAAAGTTAAAAAAATATAAATACATAAAAAACCTCCCATTTCTAGGAGGTTTATTAAATAGCTTATTGGGTTTTTCCCTTTATACACTATTCCACCACGTCTGATGTTTAACTTGTATTTTAAAATAGCTTTAGTACTGATTCTTGTTCTCTTACAATGTCTCTATGGTTTTTCTCGTTAATCTTAAAATATGATTCTTTTAATTCAACTGAGATGCTTTTTCTCCCCATTTTAATAGCCTGAAATCCCTCAGATCCAATTCCGCCAAATGGACTAAGTATAGTATCTCCTTCATTAGAGTATAAATGTATAATTCTCTCTATAGTATCTAATTGAAGCGGACATATATGCTTTTCGTCGTTTCCATCTCTACCACTTCTGTATTGTAAAGTTCTTCTATAATCAACATCCATCCAAACTGGAGATGCATATTTTTGCCACAAATCAACCGGTAAATAGTCAGGTTTGCTTTCGTCTGTTGATTGATGAGTAATTGGCGTTTCATTTTTTCCATCATTTCTAAAAAACAATACATAGTCTGGAATACCTACCCTACTCATTGAGCTATCTTTTTTTATAGTTTTATGAAGTAATCCTAGCGCCTTTGTTCTTTGCATTTCTGTTACTGGATTTTTCCATAAAGTTGTTTTTGCGTGATAAATAAAACCTTGAGCCGTAAACCAATCAATCAACATACCGCTAAAATCTCTTAATCCTATAAATCCTTCTTTGCCTTTTTGTATTGGCAAATCCATACAATGAACGGCACAAATACGGCCGTTTTTTAAAGTCCTTTTAAGTTCCGGTATTAAGTACTTAAAATGTTTTTCAAACTCTTTATAGTTGCTTACATTACCCATATCCTCTGATTTATCAGAATATACATAAAGCTCTGCAAATGGAGGAGAGAAGACTACTAAATCAGCAACATTATCATCTAATTTCGCTACTTCTTGAACACAATCGCCATTTACAATGTGATACTTTTCTGTTTTAATTTCTTTATTGTTTATCATTACATTTGATTTGTTTAATTTATAATCCGCATCAGCTGAATATTTAGCCATTTGCCTAATCATTTCTTTGTGATTTTTTTCCTTTTCTAATATTGAATTTCTTACGTTTACTTGTGATTCAGGAACTAATAAATGAACTGTTACTTTGTTTTTTTGACCAAATCTATAACACCTTCTAACCGCTTGATAAAAAGCCTCAAATTTAAAATCATAAGATGTAAATATCATATTATTACATTGCTGGTAATTCATACCAAAAGAAGCTATTGATGTTTTTGTTATAAGATTAGTAAATTCACTATCTGCGAATCCATTTAAATTTTTGGCTTTTACTTCTGATTTGTCAGAACCTTGTACATTGATACTATTAGGAATAATCTTATTTAATTTAGCAGCTTCGTCATTTTTTAAAGTCCATATTATTGTTTGGCTATTTTCTTTTTTTATAATATCAATAGTTTTATTTATTCTACTTTCAAAACTTCTTTTTAAATCTTTATGCAAATCGGTAGCACTAACAGCCACATCTCCAAATAAATTATTAGTATTATTTTCTACCGGTATTATATGTTCAATATATTCTATTTCAGGTAAATTATAACCATCTGAGCTAAATCCTAATGTTTCAGGATTATCTAAAGACAGAGACCAAGTACAAACGTACTTCCAAAAGCTATCTTTTGCGTGTTTTCTAAGTCTCCATTTTGAAGTTTCTCCGCCATCGTGTACAAAATACATAGCTAACATTTCAAGATACGACATAGCTCCTATAAACTCACTATGCTGACCTAATTCCATATGATCATTTGGAGATGGAGTCGCTGTACAAGCTAATTTATAAGGAGTTGAAGAAAAGCTATCTATTATTAATCTGCTTAATTTTCCATCTCTACCTTTTAAAATACTGCTTTCATCTAAAACTACTCCGGAATACAAGCTGCAATCTATATTTTTTAATTGATCATAATTTGTAATTTCAAATGAATCAGCATTAATACCAAACTTTAACGCTTCTCTTTTAGTTTGCTCAACTACAGCTAAAGGTGCTAAAATCAATACTGGCTGATTAGTGTGTTTATAAATAGCTTCGGCCCAGCTTAACTGCATTAAAGTTTTACCTAAACCGCAATCAGCAAATATTGAAAATCTACCTTTTTGTAGAGCTATTTTAACAATGTGTTTTTGAAAATCAAATAAACTGTTGTTTAATTGTATTTCATCAATTTTAAAACCGCTAGAAATATGTTGTTTTTTTTTACTTTCTAAAAATTTAAGATAATCATTCATTTGTTAAATTATTTAATTAATATGCACCAAAAATAAAAAATTATTTTCATTAATTAAGCATAAAACAAAAAAAACTTTTATAAATAGAAAAACGCCTCATTTCTGAAGCGTTTAACTAATTAATCAAATAGTGATAAAAACAAATAACTATTAACCCCCTAAAATAATAGTTACACAAAACTAATGTTTTTTTTTCAATTACCAAAAATATTTTATATTTATTTTCCGCACATTTCGCAAGTTTCTGTATTATTATCCTTTTCTTCTGTTTCCTCAATTGATAAATCATATATAGGCAAATCTAAACCCCATTCGACTATTTGGCTTACATCCCACTCATTCGCTAATATATCCCAATCCCACTCGCCAAATCCTACATTGTCTTTTATTATAAATTCCTTTTTTTGTTCTTCACTCCATCCGGTAGCTATATCAATCCAAACCTCAAACAGTCCAGCAGATTTACAAGCATTTAATCGCATATTTCCGCCAAGAACAATCATATCTTCATCAACTACTATAGGCCGCTTTTCTAACATCTCAGGAAAAGACTTAATAGACTTGACTAATTTTTTAAACTTTGCGTCTTTTATAAATCTAGGATTTTTTAGATTCTCTTTTACAGATGCAATGTTTACAAGTTTTTTCATTATACCTTCCAGTGTTTGTCGTAAAAGTACAAATATAATTCCCAGCATTTTCGTTGCGCCTCCTCCTGGTCATAAATTTTAGGAGATTCTTTATTTTTTCCGTTATCATTAATTTCAATTTTTAAACCTTTATTTGTTGGTAGTATGCCGACTGTAATATTATTATTTAAGCACCATTGCATAGCTTTACGATGTTTGTCGGATACTGTAATTCTAATTTTTTTCTTTTTTTTAGGCATTATAAAAGAGTTGTTTGGTTAATGTCTTCTTTTCTTATAATACCTAGAGCAGTTTCAAAAATTGTTTTACCAGCTTCATAGTCGACTAGGTTTCTTGCAATTTTATCTTTACGTTGTTCGCCTTTGTAATTACTAATATCTATATCGTGAAATTCACAAAGTTTTCTTACTTCATCTTTACCAGATATTAACCCGCCTTTTCTGTTGCTTAATTTATTAGGTAAATTGAAGTTAGTCCAATATAAATGTCTACCTCTTTTTTTAGCGGGCATTAAAGGCTCATAATATGGGATTACGTTTTCAACACAATACTTACCATTAAAATAACTTTGTAAAAATATTATCTCTTGGTATAGTTTCATATCTGAATATCTTGGTTTTATTTTAGTATTGTATAACATAGCCTTTGAGTGCGTTGGACAAGGTGGAGAACTCCATATAAAATCAAACTCTTTGTAATGGTCTAAGAGATATTGGTGTGCATCTGTAACAACAACTATATCATTAGGATACATTTCTTTGTACATTCTTGCGAGTTCCGGATCAAGTTCAACCGCAGTAACTTCTATATTATCTGCTATTTCATCCCACTTTTTTCTGTTGCCTCCCAGAGACGAATATAGATTTAATATTTTATACTTCTTCTTACTCATTTTATGTATTTTAATTTTTTTTTTTTTTAGGCATAATGTTTGTTTTAATATATCGTAACATAGTTCTTGTGGCACTTTAGATCGTTCGTAATTACCTTTTAATCCTTGTGTTCCTGTTCTGCTTCCTCTTGGTGCTGGTTCGTGTTGACATTTTTTATT